CATGGGGCCAGACTCATATCCTGGTCCTTTAGTGGTGGGATAGTGCAACACACTATCTCCCACCGGCTTCCACTAATGTGGTAGCCGACTCGCCATTAGAAGGGCGAGTTCCACCCAAGCTTGATGCTGACGCGCTTGGGGCGTCCAGTACGCTCCAAATGCTCAGTGTCGACAACTGGGTCGTCGACGACCGTCACCAGATCCTCTTTCTGCAACAAGTGCAGGGGGTGAATCGGGGTTTTCGGACTGAGACATTTAAGCAAGGCACCATCCCCCTCCAGATGATCTGGAGGAGGTTTGGCACTCACACTATAGCCCTTAGTTATGGGGCTGTGAGTGTATGCATCCAGTCTTTGGAATTGATATCCAAGGAATGAATGCCTGCCTAGCAGTGAGGAGGTAGTTGAAACGTTCGGGAAAAACTTCAATAGCTTTTCCAGATACGCATCCAACCACCTAGCAGACTGCCAAAGGCCAGTTCGATAGAACTGGTTCCTAAGGCTGACTGCAGATATGACCTCACTAGCGTCCTGCCGTTGTGTAGGTAGTTCATCGCGAACCTTGACGATACTAACGTCATGGCCATCGTAGAACTCCCTACCGCAAGACTCTCTGAACTTTCCAGTCCAGAAAGACTTGCTGACGTTAACCCGAAACCCAAAAGTTTCGAGTTCGTCAACGACGGACAGCACATGTCTTACGGGAACGATAATATCGTCCCCGAAGACGCGCACCTGCTTACGAAAATGTTTGACAACCATTTCGTAAGAAAGCGGGGCACTTAGCTCCCTTTCTATCCCCATGAAGATCACGGTCAGGAAGACCATGGCTTCTACAGGGAAGCAGAGAGCTGAACCCATAGAGGCGTACTTGGCAAGGCGTTTTACGCCATGACCAGGTACATCAGCCTTTCTGGACCTTGTTGATTGGATTGCCTCCGACAAAAGAGGCCAATCTTCAAACATGGCCAGTACATGCTGATTCGAAACACGATCGGACGCTTCACTAAGATCTAGTGTAGCGAGGTCCCCACTGTGGGACCCCTGACAGGCCATTTCCCTATTAGGGTCCTGGTCTGAAATGCCGACCATGCGCGAGAGGTTACTATCCTCCTTAAGCGCATCGTGGATAGCGCGAAAGAGCCCCTGCTGCATATACTGCATGCAGGTAGGCTCAATCGCAATTATCCTAGGTGTTTTGAGCGTCTTAGGAACGGTGACTACCCTAACGGGAGTCTCCGCACCGGGTTCAAGGACATCCGGAACTTTCCCACTTTCCCGATAGTTAATCGGGGTATTGGAAAGCTGCTCTTCATACGGAAAAATCCGTTGAAGACGCGCGGTCCAGGTCTGCTGATCCCACTTGGCATTAGCCGAGAGACGATCAGCAACAGCGCCTGGGCCATGCTTAGGGACAATTCGGCCCCAGTAGATATCTCTATCTACTTTGGCAAAAAGGTCCCCAAACAGCATAGCGGAAACACGCTTGAAATCCTCTAAGTAGGAGGGTTCCAAACGATCATCCGCTGCTCGGACGTCCTGCTCACATTGGAGATACTCCAATATCGCTAGTCTCTCACGTTCGACCGACACAAACTTTTGTTTGTGCCTTTCGAAAGACAATTCCCCTTCGGGATTGTCGGGGAGACCAATCTTACTAAACATCAGCGTTAGCTG